TCAGGCTTAGACGGACAACCAGTTCCCCGAAGTTTACCATCTTACCCCTCCTCCGGCGGCTTGTAGGTCTTGGCAATCAGTTCCAGGGTTTCCATATATTCTTCCGGCGTAATCTCTTCCTCCTTATTTTCGTCAGTTTCTCGCGGGATTATCAGAAAGTCCGCGAGTTTTGGGGTTTTGTCGTTCACCGTCAGGTGCCCGGCCAATGCGACCGCGTGGCAGAGTTTGGCGTTCATCAGGTCGCGGAACCGCTCTGCCCGGTCCGTGTCTTTCACCCGTGCCGATATGATCGCCGTGATTTCCGCAATGCTGTACTGGTGGAATTGGGCCGGTGTGATCCCGCAGAACCCGAACGCCGCGCTTTCGGCCTCGGCGATCAGGTCTTCAAGTTTTTTGGATCTTTTTTCCTCTCCGTTGCCGGTTCGCCCTTTTTGGCTTTTTTCCACGGCCCTGTTGTCGTGAACGCATCAAAGACTGCATCGGATACCATTCCGAGGTTTCCGGTCTGCGTCAGGTGCTCCCAGAGCAATGCGCCGGCCTGATCCTGCCCTTCCTGAGTTGCCGGGAATACCGGTACCCACACCCCATCCGGGTTCTCCTGCTTGAGGCCACGCCAGAGGAATACCTCCTGCGCATTCATGCTCCGGAAAATCTCATCACGGAGAAAATGCACATACCCGACTCCGAGCGCCTTTTCCATCGCCTTGAAATCGGGATAGGTATACCGGAGTTGGTACACCTTTCCCGCGAGGGTTACCGGTACGGCAGCATCAGTCACCAGGATCACGTCCCGTTGGTGAACGTGGGCTGACCGTCGATCTTGAACACAAACGCGATTTTCACCGCGTCGGTGATCGGGGATTTGATCTTGTAGCTCTTCGGGTGCATGAGCGCGGACCACGTCGCCCCGGTCCCGGTACCTGCAGCGAATGTGATCGTGTAGGTTGACCGGGTGCCGTTCTGGCAGTCGGTGATCGCCTGGATCTGTCCGGAGGTATCGGCCTTGCTGAAGACGCAGGTGAGCGAGAGCTCCCCACCTTCCCGGAGACCGGGGATATACTCCTTGAAGTTCCCGGAGGTATCGTGGGTGGTCACATCGATATCGGTGCTGTCCTCCCCGAAATCCCCCATTTCTGAAATCTGTGCGATGGCCGTCGATCCTTTCTTGAAGGTCAGGCCCTTTCCAAGTACTCCTGTTGATGCCATACTTCGTTACCTCGTTACAATTGTGCTGAAATTCAGACTGTACTCATACCGCCCGTTTGCATCGGCACCCATCGGGATCGGGCTTTGGTTCGCCACAATCTCCTGAAAAATGGTGCCGGAAAGGGAGGTGTTCGCAATTCCATCCAAGAGATTGAACACGGACTCGATCCGGGTCCGGCCGGTGCCGGCCGATGTGTCCCGGACCCATACCTGGATACCCGGCCGGGCGTTCCCGGAGGTATCGTGAGTGCGTTCCGGGGGAGAGCCGGCATACCCGAACACGCTGATGAGGTTGTCCGGAGTCGCCGGCTTGACATTGACAAAGATGTTCGTGCCAAGTGTTCCGAGCCCGGCAGACGCCAGGTATGCGGCGACGCACGCCTCCGGGACGGTCATATGAACCGGCCCCCGAGGTTACCGAGACGCGCCCGGGTGCTGCGCATCATGCCGGACATATCCGGGATCCCGGTCTGGAAGAGGCCATCGACATACGAGACGATATCCGGGATCACCAGATCTTTCTCACGGTTGAACGGATCTTCGAGGAATTTGGCCTTCGTGCCGGGTTTCGGGTGGTGAAGGGTGAGGTCCTCGTGCTGCTTGAGGCCGTAGTTATATCCTTCTTCGGTGATGCCGTTAAACCCGATTTCAAACCCGGTATCCGCTCCGTCATTGAAGGGTTCCACCGTGCCAGTCTGTTTCAGGTGAGTGGAATCCCACGGGACCTCTTTATCAGATTCTGAAAGGATCTTCTCGGCGTGCATCTCAAGGCGATCCATCACGACATCGGGTAGTGTCCCGACGTAAAGATCGAGTTTTTCCATCAGTTCCTCGGCACCTTCAAGGCGGAACAATGCGGTACCGCTGCCGAGCGAATCCTCCGGGTATGAGACGTTGCCGTAATAGGCATCCTGTCCGACCATCAGGTGCTCACCTCGACGTAGATCGTTTCCCCGGTATCATCAATGCCGTCCTCAATCGCCATGATGAGGGGTTTCGTGCCGTCCGGGAGGGTGATCCGGTCCCGGCCGAACTTGTCGAGGATGGCCGATACCGGACCGTCCATGAGGACAGAACAGGTGCTCACGGCCTCGTTTGCCTTGAAATCCCGGATCATCTTGACGCGGCGCTGAACCATTGCCTTGTAGACGACGCCCACATTGTAGGAGGGATCGCCATACTCATCGATTGCGTTGAATGTCTCGATGGTGACGCTCTGGTTGAGTACTTCGTCAAGTTCGCCCATCAGTTACCGCCTCCGGGGAACTTGCTGCCAAACCACCCCGCGATAAACGAGATGATGCTGGCAAGCCCGATCACTTTCCAGAACGAACCTTCGAGGGATCGGATCCGGGTTTCATGGTCGTTTTTGCACGAGACCAACGTGTCCAGTTTTTCGTTCATCTGGATCAAAAGTTCTCTGTCGGTAGCGGGTTCGTCTGCGCTCAATTGGTTCTCACCTCGTTTTCAAGATCATAGGGAATGCTCTGATCCAGTCCAAGGCCCTGCATGGTCGCATCGTCGCGGGTGATGCCGTCAGAACTGAGCGCACCGACCCCGCCGCCAACACTGGCGATCAGGGCGTTATATTCATCCATCCACGACGTAAGACCGCTTTTCAGGGTCTTGGAGTAAGAGTACTTCCCGATGGAAAGCGACGTTTTCCCGGTCTGCCCTTTCTTCCGTGCGATTTGGTGACAGATCAGGAGGGCGACCGCCTCAGTGCATTGCGCAAGCGTGAACCCGGGATCGTCAAGGGATACCTGATCCTCGGCTTTCTGGAGGAACCGAAGGAATGCCGCATCGGTGATCGTGCCGGAAGTGCCGATCGTGTAGGTACTGATGTCCTGCACTTCGGTCTGGATGTTCCCGGACGTATCGAAGGCGGTCATCAGCCCCACTTCTCCCGGTTGGCGATCTCGTCCGGCGTTACCTGCGTCAGGATGTCCTTATGCTCGACAATGAACTCGGCAAACTCAAAGAGGAACGGCAACCCAACCCGGCGCCAGTAGATGTCTTCCTTCATCATAAACAGCCAAATCTCGGCGATGTTATCGACCAGTTCACGTTTCCGGGTCTTGTCGTTGTCATTGAGGTGTTTCCGCGAGAGGGCCTTGAGTTCAGATTGTAAGAGCTGCAGGCGCTGGTCATCGAAGACATACGCCTCTTTGTCGTACCGGGGAATCTCCTTGTCGTGGATCCGGGCGATGCCCTTCTCCAGCCAGACCTTGATCGTCTCCTGGAAGAACCGGCCCATTGGGTGAGTATAACAATTGTACAAAAACCCGTTCCGGCTCTGGTTATTCCCAACTGCCTTCGGGTGCGGCTGGTGGTATCGGTCCCATTCGACATACGTGCCGTCGGCTAACAGTACCCGCTTAGGTACGGACGGGATCGATGCTTCCGCCATGACTCACCGCTTTTTCTGTTTGTTCTGCGGCTGAGGTTCCGGGGCGGGTGCCGGCGTGACGGGTTCGGGGATTTTTGCGGGTTTAGCAATACCACCGGTGATATAGATCTGTGCGATCTTCTCATCGACCTCGAAGGTTTCCCCCTCTTTTACCCGCGTGCGCTCTGCGTCGCCGAGATAAAGACTCTGGACCTGACAAATGAGTTTGGTCATGGGGACCCGCCTCAGATGCTCGACAGTTTGGCAACCGCGATATCGGTACCGGTGCCGGAAGAACTCTGGTGCTTGAACCGGACGCCGAGCCGGGTGAGTTGTCTCACGCCGATGTCACTGGTGTTGCTGTTGTCCTTGAAGTACACGTCATGGAATGGAGGGACAGTCTCGACGATATCGAAGAACTTGCGGTTCACGTCGAGCGGGGCCGGGAACAGAAGACCGTAATCGACAGTCACCCGGCTGTTCTTGACGATCCGGCCGCCCTGGCCGAGTGCCTTGAGGACTTCGGTGGATTCCACGACGCCTGAGCTGATGTTGCTCATTGCCTGGGCGTACTGGACCTTGTTCAGGGCGAGGATATGACCCGGAGAATAGACCCCGTTGTCTTCGAGATCCCCGATTGCCTTGTTGACGGTGTTCAGGACGTTCCCGAAGGTGCCGAAGTCCGCGCCGGTGGTGCTGGTCCCTGCAACCTGGAAAAGACCCTTGATATCGTAGGTCGTGCCATCTGCGGCATATCCCTGGTAGATGAGGGTATCCACGACTGCCTGGATGTTGCCGGTCATG